AGGAGATTATTTTGAATTATCAGGGCAGGTAACAGGATCATCATTTAGTAATTTTATTGCTCAGTTAGAATTGTCAGGTGATAAGTATATAGTTTTTCATGAAATACAAGTAACAGAACAAATAGGACAATTATTTACACAGACAAGTTTTCAAGTAATGTCACAGGATGCTCTGTATGATGAACCTGTATTATTTAGACCTATTATTAAACAGGCTAACCAGGCAGTTTCTTTTTCTATAAATTATGTATTAAGAATTTATAATAAGTCTGATGCTACTCAAATAATTAAGAATGCTAAGTTAACTTCATTTGAAGCCCAAAAGTATGGTAGACAGATGTTACAAATTAATTTAGGAGTTTCACCTACTGTTGCTAATGTTTATAACCAGATTAATAATGATACTGGGAAACAGATTGTAATAGGTGGAGGTAGTAGTGATACCCTAAATGTAGATACATCTGAACAAATAGTGGAAAAGCTTGTAGTAAAAACATCATATGTAACTACGTTTAGAGATAGGCTAAAAGTTAAAGCCGCTATTTCACCAACAAAAATACAAACAATAACAGAAGACGATGGCAGCACAACAAAATAAATTATCAGAAGCAGAACAAATTCAGAAAAAGGCTGAGACTAAGCAGGTAGTTGGTGGTGTGAATACTAATATTTCTTTGACCAAAACACAAAAGGAATATTATCAAAGATTTGCCAACTTATCTGTTAATGAAGAGCCTTTACCCCAAGGTGATGGTATGATAAGGATATCTCCATTTGATGATTACTTTTTATTTACACTATATGATGAAATTGATAATGAAGATACTCCAATTGATTTAAGTAATGTTGGAACACTATATTTAAATTTTATTGGTGAAACTGATGATATAGATATAAAAAACCATACACAAGTAGAAGAAGTAGATTTATCACAAGGACAGGTATTGTTTAGAATTACACGATCTGATAGTAAAAAGATTTTAGCATTAGATAATAATAACTTTTACATTTCTACAAAAATGATTGATCCGTCTGATGGGTCTACTTCAGATGAATCGGTGTTATACCAAGGTGTATGGTTAGCATTTGATGATGCAAATAGAACAACACTACAATCACAGATTGAAGAACAGAGATTAGAATACAGTATAGAATTAGCAAGATTAAATAAACAAATAAATATTCTTAAAAATACTATTAAAGCTTTAACTACTTCTGCTGAAGAAGATACATTAGTTATACAGGCTTTACAGAATAGTAATGAAGAATTAACTAATCAAGTAGCTGAGCTTACCGGAGATTTAAAATCTACAACAATAGAGTTAATGAATCGTAGGGCTAAAGAAGCTCAGGCTTTAAGTATTAGACAGATACAAAAGAAGCAGCAAATAGATGCAATTAAAAACAGAGCAGAAGTAGCACAAACGAAATCTAGCAGGCAGGCATTCTTTAGAGCTGCTGCTCGAAATTTACAAAATTTCAGTATTGGTAGAAATAGAGTATCTTTTATAAAAGATGATTTCTTTAGAAATAGAAATAGACTATAGATTATGATATTAAGTGCAAGAAATAATCAGTTTAAATTTGACTTCCCTAGAAATTTTGTACCTAAGGAAATAGCTGATAAGTATAAACCATTTCTTACAAGAATTCCTGGTGGTTTAATTAAAGAACCTATTGATTATTGGAATTATGGTATACAATCTTTAAATTTACCAGGGCCTTCATTTGATGCAGTTACACAGGTAGACTACCCTGGTAACCAACGTGCATTCAGATCAAGCATACCTAAGCAACAATTATTTGATAAAACAATGACTGTTACAATGCAAGCATTTGATGGTTATGTTAATTATTGGATGGCTATAGAAATGTTTGATTACTATTATAAGTTAAGTGGGAAACATCCTTATTTACCAGAAGGAGTTGGTGTTCAAATGTTAGATGCTGATGGGACAGTATTTGTAACCGTCCAATTAAAAGATATGTTTATTTCTGAAGTAGGTGCACTAGATTTAAATTTTTCCAGTAATACCATAGAATTCCAAACATTTGATATTACTTTTGGTTATAACGTTCTAGATGTTGTAGTTAACATAACCTAATATATAAACAAATAAAGAACTAAAATGAAAACCTTTAAAGATTATCTTACTGAAAATGAAACTTCACTAATTGATATACAAAGTATATTAAATGAATCTCATGATTTAACTGAAGAACAAGATGCTGCAATTGATATGGCAGTAGAAAGAATTCTTGAAGCTCAAAAAGAAGGTAAAAATCTAGAAGACTGCGTTGAAGAAATAATTAACGAAGGTTTACTAGGAAGTATATTTGGTGGATTAACTGGTTTTGCTTTAGGAAAAACTATAGGTAAAGCTGTGGCCAAAGTATTAGGTGTTACAAAAGGTGTTCTTTATGATTTATTAACCTCACGTCTTGTCGGCGCTGCATTAGGTGCAGTTATGGGCAAGAGAATATAATTAGAATGATTCACATAGGAATTGATTTTTCATTAAATAGCCCAGGAGCATGTGTTGAAACTTCTGATGGCAAATATCACTTTATAACTTTTTTTAATTACGGAAATCGTATATGGGATGAAGAAGGTAGAAAAATACCTAAAGCATTTAGTGTACATAAAGAATTAATGGATGATAATGCTTTATTAGGATTTCCTTATAACAGACAAGTTACAAGCAAAGAGTTTTTACCAAGAGAAAGACAGAAGTTAGAAGATGCAGGAAATATAAGTTCATTAATGGTGGGTATTTTTTCTACACTATTTGAAAGTAATAAAGTTTCTGTTGCGTTAGAAGGGTTCTCTTACGGCTCAAAAGGAAATTCATTTATAGATATTATTCAATATAACACGTTTTTAAGAAAGGCATTAATAGATAAGTACTCTATAGAAAATTTATCTGTTTATCAACCGTCTCACGTAAAGAAGTTAGCAGGGAAAGGAAATGCAAATAAACATTATATGGCTGAAGCATTTCAAAATGATGTCCTTAATGATAAGAACTTAAGAAGAACTAAACTTTGGAAATGGTGTCAAGGAAAAGACTTCAGCACAAAAATACCTAAACCCATAGATGACATAGTTGATGCTTACTTTATACTTAAAGCCTTAAAGGCTAACAACTAGATACTTTTCTAACATTGAATAGTTAAAAATTATATTGCAACTTAGTAATTTTGTTTCAGCTTTCTATAAAAAAAATTAAAATAAAATGATAAAACCTTTAGGAAATAGAATATTTTTAAAAAAAGATGAGCAACCAGAGAAAAAAGGTAGTATAATTTTATTAAAAAAGAAAGGTCAATTTGCTCCTCCATATTCTGGAACTATTATAGGAATAGGTGATGGTGTTGACGATAAAGATTTTAAAATAGGAATAAAGGTTCTTTTTCATGATTTAGCTGGTAGTGAATTTAAATATGATGGAGAAACTGTTTTGAGTTTACGAGAAAGAGATATAACTGCAATAATAGATAAAAATGTACAAATAGTCTGAAACAAACTGTCTTGTGAGATATATAATAAACAAAGGTACTAAAAAGTTTGGTACTTTTAAACTGGCGATAACAAGGCAAAATAAATAGGCAATTAAAATAAGTAGTTTAGGCATAGAGCTTTGTTATCATTTAAATAATAATAACAAAAAAAGGCAATTAACATGGCAAATGAATTCGACATTTTTAACGTAAGTGTAAAAGATTTAGACACTGGTGAAAGACCATCTTCCGCAGGGAGTGATCTTTATTCACCTAAACCAGATCAAGGACAGGACGGAACTTACCGTTCTTTAATTAGGTTTCTACCTAATGCTAAAAACCCAAGAAAACCATTTGAAAGAAAGTATGTCTACTGGCTAGAAGACAGAGAAGGAAACGGCTTTTTCGCTGACTCCCCATCAACAGTTGGAGAAAAATGTCCTGTACAGGATATGTTCTTTAAACTAAGAAACTCTGAATCTGCTGTTGACAAAAAGATGTCAGAAGGTTTAAAGCGTAGAGAAGTATTCTATGCATTGGTACAAATCATAAAAGATCCACAAAACAGAGATCTTGAAGGGCAAGTTAAAATCATGAAGTTTGGTTATAAAATCAAAACTAAAATTGATGAAGAGCTTAATCCTCAATTTGATGAACCTACTCAAGTATTTGATCCTTTTGAAGGAAAGAATTTTGAATTAGTAATTTCAAAGAAAGGTGGATTCCCTAATTATGATTCAAGTAAATTCCACGGAAATAAATCTCCAATGACAATTAATGGTGAAGCAGTATCTAATGATGATGCAAGCCGTAAAGCAATATTGGATTTATTAAAGGATGCTCCTGATTTAACAACATGGGGTTACAAATCATGGGATGATGTAATAAGAGGAAAGGTAATGAATGTATTATCTCAATTTACATCCCCAGGTGATTCAATCCAAAATATCACAAGATCTGCACCGGCACCAGTAAATACAAAAGCTACTGAGGCTGCTGCTACTAAAGCAACAACTGAAACAAAAGAAGCTCCTACAGCTGAATCTGTTCCAGCAGGTGAAGAAAAGAAAGATGACTTTGATGATTTCATTAACGGCTTAGATCTTTAATAAATATGGCAACAGAAGTAATAATATCTTCTGAAATGAAAGCTCGGATCATTGATAAGGTGGTCCGAGTTCTTCATACTAACCATACTCATCCAGAGAAAAGAAGAATTCTGGAAAGTAAAGGTAGGTTAAATTTTGCATGCCCATACTGTGGTGATTCATCAGATAACACTAGAAAGAAAAGAGGTAATTTATATTGGAATGATTTATATTTTCATTGTTATAATTGTTCAGCTCATGCATCATTAGATGTTTTCTTAGCTGAGCACAACCAAAACTTCGAAGGTGATGACAGAATTGATGTAATTAATTATATTAAAGAAAACCGTAAACATTTTTCATTAGGAGAAAATTTAGATTTTTATCTTTTTGATAAGGCTAAAGAAATGGCATTAACTTTTGAGGAATTAGGATTAGGATTTAATGTTTATCCTATTAATACACTTACTTATCAAGCATACCCATATTTAAAGAGTAGACTATTACATCATAAAACTGAAAGGTTTGGTTTTGACCCAAGACGTAGAGAATTATATGTTTTTAATTTAACACCCGAAGGTAAAATAATAGGATTTCAAACTAGAGACTTAGGCAATAGCGGTGGCCCTAAATATAAAACTTGGAATATAGAAAGAATATATGATAGATTAAAATTACCAATAAAAGTTACCGAAGAAGAATTAGATAACTTAAATAAAATATCAATGTTATTCGGTATCTTAACTGTTGATATGTCAAGAGACTTTTCTATTTTTGAAGGTCCTATTGATGCTATGTTTATGAATAACACAATAGGATTAACTGGTGTTAAAAAACAAATAATAGAATTTAATGAAATACCTACAGCAAGATATTTTTTCGATAATGATATGGAGGGTAAAAGCAGAATGATTGAAAAATTAAAAAGTGGCCAAACTGTATTTATGTGGGATAAGTTTCTAAAGGATTTTGATATTCCAAAAAGAAAAGTAAAAGATTTAAATGATTTAGTAAAATGGGAGTATACTAATCGATCTGGGTGTTTAGGAGACTTAGATAAATATTTTACAAAAGATTCATTAGACATTATTTACATATAATGAATTTTAAAAATTATAATATTTTTGTGAGTGAAGAAGTAAATGAATTTTACGATGATTTAGAAAATAGTAAAAAAAGACTTAAGTTTTTTGCTACTTTTAGCAAATCAGATTTAAATCAAGTAAAAACTAATTTTTCTATACCAGCACCGAAAAAGAAGTTTCAGCCTAAAGTAAAGGGTTTTAAAAAGATTAATAATGATAAAGGTATATTTTAATGGAATATAATGATTCTGCTACTGGTGATGCTAATGAAGAATTGGCAACTAGATTAGCTAAAGATAGAAATGATTGGAAGGGAAAGATAACTTATTTGATTAGTTTACTAAAAGAAGTTAGAAATTTATCTGAGTGTCAAGTAAATATGCTATCTTATAGACAAATACTATTAGATAAAATTACTGATTTTAAAACAACCAAACATAAAAGACAAGCTGCGTATGATAGGTACTATAAAATTAAGTACAGAGAATATTCAATTGACTATGATGTTAAATTAACAAGTGGAGAAAAGGTTGCTTTTATAAAGGCAGACTTATCTCATTTAAGGGCGCAGATGGAAATGCTACAATCTCATATGGATTACTACCAAGAATGTATTAAGACTTGTGATAATTTGGCATTTGCAATAAGAAATAGAATTAATCTAGACGATAAAGAATATTAATGGAATTATCCCTATCCGAAAATAAAAAGTTTTTAGTTATAGATGCATGTACTGAATTAGAGTATGAGCAGCTAAAGAGTAGCTTGACTAAAAAAATTGAAGGATGGAGGTTTCACCCTTTGGTTAAAAAGAAAGTATGGGATGGTAATGTATCTTTTGTAAAAAGAAATAAAATTCCAGCTGGTTTATGGAAAGAAATTTTAGATATTTGTAAAGATTATGATTTCCCAGTTACTTTAAATAATATAACTGATATATTTGATACTGAAATTAAAGAAGATGATTTTAGACTATGGGTTATTGAAATTTTTAAAAAACAACCAGATTTTAAACCTAGAGAATATCAAATAGACGCGGCATATAAAATACTAAAGTATAGAAGATGTTTAGCTGAACTAGCAACATCAGCTGGTAAAACTTTAATATCATTTATGGTAGTTGCTTATCTTATGGATAAATTAAATAAGAAAAAAATCTTAATGATTGTTCCTAATGTAAATCTAGTCTTACAGGCTACTGGTGATTTTGATGAGTATAATAAATGTGGAGTTCCATTAAAGACTCAGCAAATATATGCAGGTGTAAAAATAAGAAAGAGTTCTAATCTAGTTATTGGTACATACCAATCATTAGTTAAAAAGGATGAAGAATACTTTAGTCAATTTGATGCAGTATTTGTAGATGAAACACATAAAGCAAAAGCTAATTCTATTCAAAAGATTATGGATAAATGCTGGCATTGTGATTTCAGATTTGGTTTAAGTGGAACTATTCCTAAAAAAGGAACTGTTAATAGATTAAGCTTAATGTCTGCTATGGGTCCTTTGGTTACTCAAGTAAAAGCTAATCAATTGCAACAAGAAGGTTTTATTGCAAGCTGTAAAGTTATGCAACTCCACATGGACTATGCAACACCAGAACAAAAAGAATCGTTTTCTTTTCTATCTAAAAATCCACAAGATAGACAAAGGTTATTTGGATTAGAACAAAATTTTATAAACCAAAGCGAAAAGAGATTAGATTTTGTTTGCCAGGTAATTAAAAAGTCTACATCTAATTCACTAGTGCTATTTCATAAGATAGCATACGGTGAAAAGCTATATAATAAATTAAGGCATATAACAGACAAGAAGGTTTACTATGTAGACGGCTCTGTTAACGTAGATATAAGAGAAGAATTTAAAAGCCGAATGGAAAAGAATGATGATGTTATTATTGTAGCATCTTATGGTACTTTCTCCACAGGTATTTCAATTAAAAATATACATAATATCTTCTTTACTGAAAGTTTTAAATCTGAAGTAATTATCAGACAAAGTATTGGTAGAGGATTAAGAAAGCATGCATCGAAAGATGTTGTAAAAATCTATGATTTTATAGATGATTTTAGATATAAAGCCGAAGACCATGATTGGGTTAATTATATCTACCGCCACGGTATTGCTAGGC